AAAACACCCCCTATACCACCCCTGGTATAGGTGAGGAGGAAAATCACGCTCAGGATGGCACGGCCGATGCCATGCAAGAGCCGGAACGACCGCTCACCGAAGCGGAAAAGCACCTATCGGTTTTAGAGGAGCAGGTCCGGCTTGCGGGCCGGGATGGCGACATCCCACCGCAATTGCTACACATGGCCGCCGTAGCCTGGGAGCGTTGGAAACAAGCCGCTGAGATGCTTGCACGCGACGGCATCACCGTTCAGACATCGCAAGGGATTGGAGCGCATCCAGCGGCTATGATTGAGAGGCAAGCATGTCAGACCTACCAGAACCTAATCAGCCGAATGGGCCTGTCAGCCACGCCATCCCAGGCGCGGTACAAGGCCAACAAGACTCCGCGCCTCAAGAAAGCCATGACGATCAGCGACCTGATGAGCCGGCAAGCGGAGGAAATCCCCGCCTCTTAACCGACGGTCCGATCTTTGAGGAATTCTGCAAAGTCTTTATCAAGCAAAGCATTGGCCAATTTTCCGGACAGCCGCTCCGGCTTGAGCCGTTCCAGCGCGACTTCATCAACGATGTGTTGAGCCGGGACGCGGTGACCGGCAAGCGCCGGTACAGCGAAGCCATGCTTTTGCTTCCCCGTAAATCCGGAAAGTCCACCTTGGCCGCAGCCCTGGCAATCTTTCAGACCCTCCGCGATGCCGGCAAGGAACCGCAAACGATTGTGGCCGCAGCATCCAAGGATCAGGCCGCCGTCATCTTCCGACAGATCCGGGCGTTCATTGCCAACAACCCGGAACTATCGGCCCTGCTTATTCCTAAGCAGTACCACATAGATGTCCAGGGAGGCGGGTTCATCAAGGTCGTGGCATCCGACGGCCGGCTTCAACACGGCTCCAACCCGTCATGCGTCATTGTGGACGAGTTGTGGGCGCATCAAGACGGCGAGTTGTACACGGCGCTCACCTCCGGCTCCGGCGCGCGCGACGAGCCGCTCACCATTGCCATTAGCACCCCCGGCTATGACCCGGATCAGATCCTGGGTCAGATCTACAACCGGGTGATTGAAACCGCGCCGGATCAGCAATTCCAATCCGGGCCGTATTACCGGCGCATTGCCCGCGACCCGGACAACGGCTTTCTGCTCTACCACTACGGAGCGCCGGAAGATGCCGATGCTGACAGCCCAGAGGTGTGGCGCAAGAGCAACCCGGCTCCATGGATCACCGACCAGTACCTCCGGCAACAGCGGTTCAAGCCAACGACCCGACTTTCTGAATTCCGTCGGCTACACCTGGGCCAATGGGTCCATGCCGGCGAAGAATCCTGGCTTCCTATGGGTTCCTGGGCCGCATGCGCTGAGGATGGCGTGACGCTTGACCCGGCGCTGCCGGTTGCAGTTGGCATAGATGTTGGTATCACCCGGGACGCTTCAGCCGTGGTCATCGCGCAAAAGCAAGGCGACAACATTGTGGTGGAGTCCCGTGTCTGGTCCAACCCGTACCCCAAGGACAGCAGCATGGGCATGGCTTGGCAAGTAGACATTGAGGAAATCCGGCGTTACCTGGTCACTCTTAAGGAGCGATTCCCCACGCCAATGGTCAAGATTGACGGCCGCACACGGCCCGGACCGGCGTTCTGCTACGACCCGTGGTCGTTCCGGGAGTCGGCTCAGATGCTGGAAGGAGAAAACCTGGCCATGGTGGAGACCAATCAGACGGACAGCAGGATGGTTCCCATGACGGCAGACCTGTTTCAATCCATTGTGACCCGGCGCTTGCGGTACGATCCAAAGACAAATGTGGCCCTTACGCGACATGTGATGGCGGCAGTAGCAGTACCTAGAGGAGATGCCGGTTGGCGCATTCGCAAGCCGAGAGGAAACACGACAGCGAAGGTGGACGCGGCTATCGCGATGGTGATGGCGGTGAGCCAGGCCATGCAGCCGGCTCCGAAGCGCGCGTTCACAGGTATGATCGCGTAATCAAAGCGAACCAATGCCGATGTGCAGTACCATACATTAGCCCAGCAGACGAAGATGAATGGTGTTGGAAGTGCGGCCTTCCTGTAGATAACGAGGAGACCTGATGGCTGATCGTAAGATGCCAGACTTTGCTAACCCGGCGAATTACATTCAGCCAGGAAAGAAAGACTCGCTCGCATCGTGGATGGCATTTTTTGGCATGGCCGAACAAGGGTCGGGCGACTACAACTCCTCAAGGGATTGGGCGCGCGCGGCCGCAGATGAGCCGTTCCTCAACGCTTGTATTAAATTAAAGGCTATGAGCGCCGGCTCAGTTCCGCTCCGGGTCTATGTTCGCCAGGATCACAACCTTATTCCGGCAGACTTGGCCAACGATCCAGAGGCCGCTGAGTATCAGAAACTTCTTGACACCATCAACCCATACAGCATGTCAGCGTCCGACTTCCGAGGAACGCTGGTGGCAAGTCTTTCTATCTACGGCGAAGCCTATGTTCGCAAAGTTCGTGGCCGCCTTGGTGGACCACCACAAGAGTTGTACCTGCTCCGGCCGGTAGACCTTACGCCAAAGATGGGCAAAACCTGGATTGAGGCCTACGAATACAATCCGTTTGGATCAAAGGCGCGCAACGCGCAAACCGAAATTATTCCGGCAAAGGACATTGTGGCGTTCCGGCTCCCCGGAAACTTTGTTGACCCAACGCGCGGTTTGTCTCCGCTTTCCGCAATTCGTCGCGAGGTAGAGGTCAGCGTTATGGCATCCGAGCACACGAACGCTTTGCTCCGCAACATGGGCGTGCCGGTCGGCGCGTGGGTTGCGCCAAAGGACAGCGACCTTACGGTGCAGGACCAGTCAGCAATTAAGAAAGTCCTGGCCGCAATCTCCGGCCCAAAAAATGCCGGAAAGAGCGCGGTGCTCCCAGGTGGCCTTGAGTGGCAGCAACTTGGCATCCCGGAACAAGACGCGCAGTACCTGAACGCGCGCAAGATTAGCCGCATGGCCATTGCATCCGCCATGGGAGTGCCGCTGCAACTTGTTGGAGATGACGAGCACTCCGGCGTATACCGCTCAGTGCGCGATGCAGAGCAGGTGTTCTGGCGCAGAATGAAGACAGAACTGGGCTGGGCGGCCGACATCATGGACTCTTGGCTGACGACAGAGTTTGATACGACCGGCCGATTGACCGTGCAGTTTGACATGACTAGCATTGAGGCCCTCCGGCCAACGCCACAAGAAGAACTTATGTTGTGGACACAGTTGATGGACCGTCGTGTCGTCACGCCAAACGAAGTGCGCGCGCACTTTGGCCTAGGCGCTCCAACGGAATGGGGCGACATCCCACTCCTCAATGGACAGCCACAAGAAGGCCTGGTCGGCAAGCGACCAGTGACCGTTGGTGACCTTCCACAGAATCAAACAGCGGTGGAAGAGGATCATGTTGTTGACGCTCCGCCAATCATGTCGTGGTTTGAGCGAGAGTCGCGCCTATACGGCCGGCCCGAGGTCAAGACTTTTGTTGCTGGCGGAACGCTAGATGCCCCTGCAATGGTAGGATTCCCCGTGACCGACGAAGAGCGCCGGGCTATTGAACTAGGAATCAAGAGGCGCTACAGTAGCAAGCAGATCGCTAACGGCGTAGATGAAGACGAATACCCCGGACTGAAGGGAGTCAGCAAGTGAAGCACCTGAAGATTTCGGCAACAGCAGATGGCGGCCTGATTATTGAGGGCTATGGCGTGCCGTTTGGCGGACCAATCAAGGGTAAAGACCTGCACGGGCAATACTTCAGCAAGAAGACGGACTTCGCACTTGACCTTATTCCGGACGGACAGCGACCACTTCTCTTCCAACACGGCCTAGATTCAGCAGTTGATACGGCCGTTATCGGGCGTTGGGGTGTCAAAAAGATTGACGATGGCGGCGTTTGGGTGCGCGCACAGTTGGATGCGCGCTCGGAATACATTAACGAGATCAAGGAATTGGTTGACAACGACGCGCTTGGCTTCTCATCCGGGACCATGGGCCATCTGGTCAAGGTTTCTTCCAAGACCGGCGAGATCCTCAAGTGGGCGCTTGTTGAGTTGAGCCTAACCCCAAATCCAGCCAACCCAAATGCTTACATTGTGCGCGCCAACAAGTCGGCCGCTGCACATGTCAAGTCGCTATTTGCAACGAAGCACGGCGACCACGACCAGTCCGAGCATGGCAATTGGGCAACCGGCGGCGGGTCAGACAAAGGCGGCCGCGCCGAGGTTGGGAAAAAGGGTACTGAAAGCGAACGAACTGCTGTCATGAGCGCAATTACTTCAATTCCAAAGGAAGATCGCTATGTTCATTTGCTTCATGCGGTAGCCGTAGACAAAGCACTAGAAAAGGGCAATTACACAGAGGCAATGACCGCAGCAGGAAAAGGCCGTGCCGAGGCAAATAGGCTTGGAGCATCTAGCATTGCAACGGAGTTCCAGAGGTTGAACATTGCAATTTCTAAGATTGCTGCCGATGAGTACGACAACCGGGTTGTTCGGGACTTGACCGGCGGATCTAATGCCGCACCCAAGGAAAAGACAATTTACCGAGACCTAACCAAGACAAGAGGAAGCAATCGCATGTTGAAAGTCAAGCGTTCCGTAAAGCACGGCGACCACGATCAGTCAGAGCATGGAAACTGGGCAAACGGCGGCGGTTCAGACAAGGGTGGCAGTTCAGATCGTCCAAAGACCGGCGACGAGAAGGGGTACAACGGCTGGACTAACCGAAACACCTGGAGCATGGGCCTTCACACCGACGGCGTGTTTGAGGATGATGCAAAGCAAGCCCTGGAAGATCACAATGGCGATGCGGCCGCAGCCGCCCGTGATCTTGGATCAGTTATTTCAAACTCAATTGACGAAGATTTTCAGGCTAACGGACTTAACTCAACTGCGGCAAACGACTTGACTGTTGGAGCAATTGAGCGCATTGACTGGAACGCAATTGCAGACAATTTTATTTTGGATGCCGGCGGATCAGAAACTTGGAAGGGATCAGACAATTTCCGCCAAGGAACCGAAGAAGAGCACAATGGGTGGACTAATCGGGCCACTTGGCTTGGTTCGCTTTACATTGACAACGAGGGCCTTATGGGCGGCAGCGACTCCATTCGGGACCTTGCCAAAACCGCACTTGAGGATGCCGGTGGCGACTCCGAAAAGGCTCGCTACGAATTGGCCAAGACCCTTGGTCAGAATGTGTACGAAGAAGTAGACCAGGCCTCAACCGACAGAAATGGCGGAGCAAGCAATGGATTTATTGCTGCAATGTTTGAGGAAGGTAAGGCTGATGTGAATTGGACCGAGGTTGCATCGCATGTTGTTGACGGATTTGCCGAACCTAAGAAGTCATTCCGGATTAAGCGTTCCACCAAGCATGGTGATCATGACCAGTCCGAGCACGGAAATTGGGCTTCCGGTGGGGGTTCCGGCTCCGGTCGCGGCAAGGAGGCCGGTAATGCGCCTCATCCTGGATGGCTCACGGAAGACATTGCTTACCAGAAAGCCGGTTTATTGGCCGAGTTGGTGGGTCGGCTAAACATTCCAGAAATTTCTAATGTTCAGAAATTGACAGAAGAAGTTGCTGGCGGCCGTCACCAATCTGTTGTTTACGCAACGGCAAAATCACCGTCTGCAAGAAATTCTGTGATAGAAAAAATTCGTGCTGATGGATGGGATGCAAAGGCAGACCCGGATTCAAAGCGCGGGGTAATTGTTAAGCCAAGCAGCGGGCCAAAGCCGCCCGACATTGGTGGGGCAAGTTATCCAGACCGGGAATCAGATCCGGTATACGCGGCATGGGACTCTCAGCGACAAGTTAAGCCGTAAGTTCTGATACACTCACTAAGCGAGTTGGCCTATGTAGGCTTCTCGCGTCTAGCCGGAGAGACCGGGGACGCGAACGCTAACGCTGACGCTCCATCGGACGACCTGACGAGGCATTGGTAAACAATGGACCTCCCGGTCCGATAACGATAGGAGAACAATCGTGGCAGACAACGATTTCCTGTCGGAGAATGAGGTTGAGTCTCTCGTCTCTAAGGCTGTGACCAAGGCTGTTAAGGCCCTGAACACAGTTGACGAAGATGCCCGACCAGTTGCTCCGACCAAGGCTGCGGCGTTTAACCGTGGCTCGTATGGTCTTCCCAACCTTGGCATCGCTGTAAAGTCGGCCTTCCGTGGCCAGACTGTCAACGGTGGCGAGTTTGAGAAGGACTTTTCACAGACCGCAGCCGAGATCTTCGGCTACAAGGGTGCAGCCGGCGATGATTCGCTGACCGCGCGTTCGGTCGTTTGGCCTAAGACCCCTGAAGAGGCTCGCGCCGTTCTTCATGCCATGGGCGAGACGAAGCACGCAACCCGAGTAGATTCGGCAATTAAGGCCGCAACTGAAGGCACGACCACCGCTGGTGGATACCTTGTGCCTCCAATGTACGCGCAGGAAGCATTCCAGTACGCTTTGGTTCCGAACATTGTGTTCCGTAACCTTCCAGGCGTTACGACGATGCCAGTCAAGAGCAATCTTGTTTACCTCCCACGCGAAGATTCCCGAGCCGGTGGTGCGACAGCCGCCGAAGCCGGTTCACTCTCCGCACAGGATGTAACCTTCGCGCAACAGGCCATTACCATCAAGAAGGCCTACGGGTATCGCGTCTTCAGCAACGAGTTGCTGGCCGACGCTGATCCTTCGTGGAACGAGTTCATTACGAAGACGCTTCTTCGCGATGTGGCTCTGTTTGCTGACCAGCAGCAACTTGAAGGTACGGGTTCAAGTAACGAGATCACGGGTCTTGCCGCAATTAGCGGCGTGACCTCAGGACCATCACTGGGAGCCAACGGTGCTGCACTTTCGTTTGATAATTTGTATACGGCTGTATACAACTTGAGACTGGCAAATGTTGAGCCACAGAGCGGCACGGGCGCATGGATCATGCACCCACGAACTCTCAACTCGCTGATGCAGTTGAAGGACAGCAGCAACCAGTACCTCCTCACGGCGGCTCAGGGCTACAATGCCCCGATGGCGCTGAGTGGCGGGTTTGCCACCAGCAACGGCCCAAAGGCTTCGTTGCTTGGCATTCCGGTGTATGTGTCCACGCAAATTGCAATCAACCGCACGACCGGATCAAACAGCGACACATCCAATGTGTACTTGGTTGATTCGTCCAAGTTGGTTCTACTTGAGCGCCAAGGCATTGAACTTGCCTTCAGCGACCAGGTCGGCTTCGCGACTGACCAGTCGGCTTACCGTGCAATTGCACGACACGGCATCGCTGCCGTGCAGCCAACGGCTGTTGAGAAGATCACGGGTGTCCGCGCCTAACTAGGTTCGGTTCCACCGTGACGCAAGACCCTCGGGAGTTCGCTTCCGAGGGTCTTGCTCTATACTGACCCCATGGCAACTGCTATCGGCTCCTATGTAACTACGGCCACCGCTAAGGCCCGCCTTGGCATTCCCTCCGCAGATACGACCGACGACACGATGATTGGCAAGGTGTGCGATCAGGTAAATGCCTACATTGAGTCCTACACCGGGACTGTCCTGGCCCCAATTTCCGGCACGCTGACCAAGACCTTTGACGGATACCAATGCACCACAAATAGAATTCTTCTCATTCCGCGCGGCATCCGGACCATTACCCTCTTGGAGAATTCCGCCTACACCGGAGGACCATTTCAGACCATCCCATCAACGGATTACTTCCTCCGGCCATCCGACTTTGACTTGAACCCGGGATACCCATACACCGAGTTGGTCATGACCAATGTTCCAAGCGCCGGAAACCCATTGCCAACCTTTAATCCCGGCATGGACAACATCCGAATCACGGGAACCTGGGGATGGCCTCAGATTCCCGATGAAATCAAAGAGATTGCCGAGGTGATGACAGTTCGCGCCTGGGCCGGACGACAGGGCGGCCAAACGGATCAGATCGGGGTTAGCGAAGGGGGAATGCCGATCATTAGTCGGACTGTCTCCCTTCGCGACCGCGAAACTCTCAATAGGTTTAGACTGAAGAGGCCGGACGAAATCGGCGCGAATAACTAGGAGGACTCATGACTGAGTTTGTAAAGCGAGACCGTATTGCACTTGCTCCAATTAAGGCCATTCCGGGAACCGACCTGGCATCGTGTTTAAAAGTTCTCCTGGCCACAGTCCACGACTTTGCCGGATGCCTTCACGGCGCGCATTGGAATGTGACCGGCGACGATTTCCCGCAGTACCACAAGTTCTTTGGAAAGATCTACGAAGATGTAGACGGCTCTATTGACCCGCTGGCCGAAATCATCCGCAAGTTGGACGAGTTCCCGCCGTTCCGCTTGACCGAGTTGGCCGCGCTGTCGGCTCTTCCGCCACGAGTTGAAGAGGTAGACGCTCCGGGGGAAGAGAATGACATTGAAACCGACGCAGAGGAACTTGTGGGCTACATTGAGATTGAAAACCGAGCGGTGCTAGATCAAATCAAGACCTGCATTACGATGGCTTCTGGGGCCGGATACCAGGGGGTTCTGAACTTCCTGGCAGACCGTCAGGACATGCACATGAAGTGGGCATGGCAGTTGAAGGCAAGCATTGAGGTGGAGGACTGACATGGCTGAAAAGAAGAAGATTACCTGGAACCCGGATGAGGTAATTAAGCGTCCGGCCGACAAGGAGATGGAGGCAGAGCGCGCCAAGATTGGACTTGCCGGAGAGGCCCCTTCGCTCCCGCTCACCGAGGAGCAGAAGCGCGCACGCGCAGATCGCTTCGTTTGGAAGCCGGGAGACTTGCGCCGAGTCCGATAATGCCCCGCGTGTTTGCTGTTACGCGCGCGCGCAAGCACGGAGACCATGACCAGTCCACACACGGCAACCGAGATGGGGCCGGAGTCTCCGGCGCGCCACAAACATTCTCTGAGGTACTAAGCCTAGCCGTAGGAACAAAAGACGGCGGCGAATTACTGACCAAGGTGCTAGAGGCGCGTGGAGTTAGCATGAAGCCCCAGTTGGCCAAACTCACGGGTAGCGACAGAATCTACCGGGGCGTTACGACAGACGAGGCTGCGCGCTCATTCCTTTCCGGAGAAGCGCCAATCATGGGTGGATACGCCATGGACGGCAGAAGCGAACTGGAGCCGTACACCTGGGGCGCTGGGATTTATGCGTCAACAGACCGGAGCGAGGCCGAGGATTACAGCAGGGGCAGCGGCCATGTTATTGAAATGGAGTTCAACCCAAACGCAAAAATCCTTCGTGGAGAAGCCGCTTGGGATCAAGTTCCAGACATGCCGGACGATTGGGGCAAACAAGAGTGGGGACAGTACAACGGAACCATTGCCGATCTAAAGAATGCGTATTGGGCATCCCAAGGTTACGACGCTATTGACCTTGGCCGAGAAATTGTGATCTTAAACCCCGGAGCAATTATTGCCTCTACGGATAATGCCAAAGCAGTTGGAGTCAAGTCCCTCAAGCATTTAGATGGCGAGCACGACCAGTCCGACCACGGCAGTTGGGCCACCGGAATTACCGGCGGCAAGCAACTACCGGCGGCGGAGTTTGCCGCTAAGTTGGTTGCCAGGGCCGCTGAGGCTCGCGGTGGAAAGTCCGGAATCCAGCAACTTGATTTGTCTAACACAAGTTCGTTTGCGGAAATCAAATCTGCTTCTGACACGATTACCTCAGCCATTGACAAAGAGATCGGAAATTATCCAAGCGCATACGCTCAACCACGAGTTGAGCCAACAGAGCAACAGAAATTTCTAAAGCAGTTTAGCGACGGATCAGACTTGATGAGGAATACCCTCTATTCTGCTAACGAGGGAGAAATTGGCCGGAATAAAGGTTTTCAGTTTTTTGTGGCTACAGGAGTAGACGGTACTACCCCGGTTGGCACTCTGGTATACAGAAATTTCACAAGAGAGAATGTCGGAAACAACCCGTACCTTACAGGCTATGAAGATAAGTGGATGGAGTTGACCAACATTGGCACTAACGGCCTAGAACCGGGAGTTGGAACCAGGCTTGTAACGCAAGTATTGGGAGCGGCGGCAGAAAGCGGACGAGGGGTTTGGCTCAATGATCCATACGACACGGCCGCCAGTTTTTACCGTGGGTTAGGATTTGAGATGAAGTACAAACAAGGGGACTGGATTGGCTACATGGACCCAGGAACTGTCCAGGAGTGGTGGAAGTCGTATGAAGCAGCAGGGGGCAAATAATGTACGACAATGTTTTGCCTAAGAAACTCCGCGACAAGATTTTTCGCGAACTCAAGGATAAGCCGGCTAAGTCCGTTAAGCATGAAGCCGGGCCGGATCATGATCAGGCTGACCATGGGTCTTGGGCCAGGGGCGCTGCTGGGTTAAGCGTTAATCAGGCGCGAGCAGTTTCTTCGTATTACGGGAACGGGTATAGCATCGTAAACGAGTATTTGCGCGCCGGAACTCAACCAGATCCGGGCGAGAATGAGTTTGGCTCAGTGGAAAAATTTGTAGAGCACCTGGACTTGGCCATTGAAAAAGCCGGCCCAACTGCAAAGCCGTACACGCTGTATCGGGGAATTTCTACGGAGTATCTAAAGTCGCTAACACCCGGTGCGGTATTTCAAGAAGATGCGTTTGCGTCGTTTAGCAAAGAACCTGGTGTTGCGGAAGAGTTTGCAGCGCCAGAAAAACATTCTTCCGGCAGCGGCCTGGTGCTTCAGTTGGAATTGCCGGCAGGGTCCAAGGCTTTAGACATGGCAAAAGTAAATTTCTCCGCCGGCTTGTCTGACGAAGAAGAAATGTTGTTACCTCGCGGGTCACAGTTTGAGATTATTTCCCCCGCAATCCCAGTTACGAATCAAGACGACGGCGACTGGAACGAGACAACTAACTATGTAAAAATTAGACTCATTCCACCAACTAAGTCTATTAAGCATGAGGCAGGACCAGACCACGACCAAGCAGATCACGGAAACTGGGCCAGAGGTGGCGCTCGCCTCAATGAGTACGACGGGAAATTTAAGGAGGCCGGCGGAACCTTGGAATCAAAGACGGTTGTCAGTCCAAAGGATTCGCGATCAGAGCGAGGAAAAATTGAACGATTAAGGAACAAAGTAATTGACATGCGAGACGGCTTAGAAAGAGGTAGCGATCAAGACAGGAAGTTGAAAACGATCATTGAAGGGTACAGGATGATGGACCTTGCCTTCCAGTCTCAAGTTGATTATTCATCAAATAGTGCAGTTATTACGGCAAAGGACAGCAACGGAAAGATTGTTGGCGCGTTGTCGTACTACGCTCCTGAAGACTACCCGCAAATAACAGCCCAGTTCCTTGGAACAAGTCACGAAGTTGCCGGGACAGGCACTGCTCTTATGCGAGAGGCTATGCAATTGGCCCTAGACGGAAACAAGACCTTTGCGGTTCTTGATCCGCTTGAACAAGCCAGGCCATGGTACGAGTCTTTGGGCCTTGGACCAATCGTGACCAGGCTTGACAGCCTTGGCGGATCTAAAAAACTTTATACGGCAGACCCGGACAAACTAAAAGAGATTCTTGGCAGTCCAGCCAAGCCATAAGGTAGACTCCGGTCATGTCATTTGTAGACTCCAGTATCGCAGCCGCAGTAGCCGCTCGGGTAGCCACCGTGACGGTCGCCTCCACCGTTGCCGCCATTCGGGGGGCTACTGCGGCCCCACCTGACAAGTTGCAGGTCCTCCCCTACGCGGTAGTCCTCCCGAGTTCAGACCGGGTTGAGCATTACGCATCCGCGCGCAAGGTAACCTGCTCATTCACCGTCCGGCTGTACCTGGGCAGTCCCCAGGACTTTGCCCGACGATTCCCGGCCCTGCACACCTACCGGACCGCGCTCCGAGACATCTTTGTTGGCGATGTGACACTCGGAGGTCTGGTAGACTTGGCCACAGTTGATTCCACCCGCATCGGTGCAGACATGTATGCTGGGGATGAGTTCGTAACGGTGGAAGCCACCGTTACATGTGTGAAAGGGGAAAGCCTTGACTTCCAAGCCTGAGACTGAGAGCGCAACAATCACGGTGGTGCTGGTAAAGCCCCTTGCCGATGGCAACTTTATCCCCGGCGTAAGGGCCGACGGAACTGCATCCGAAGTTGATCGGGTGTATGCTGCTCCGTACCTGAAGGCTGGGCTTATCAAGGAGTTCGTGGCTACCGAAGCGCCGCGAGTTGCTAAGGCCGCTTCGGAAGTAGAGGAGTAAGACATGCCAGTATCATCAGCAGGTAACATTCTATTCACCAAGGCAGTTGCCTTTGGTGAGACCACTTACGGCACGATCCCAACTCTTACTGCGGGCGGCCGTCGTCTCGTTACCTCCCCGACCGGCATCATTAACCCAGGAACCAACATTGAGTTGGGCGAAGACCGCGCAGTTGCCCTCCGTAACCCAATCCTTTCGTCTACCAATGTTGTTGTCTCCAAGGAGCCAACCATCAGCCTAGATGCGCCAAGCCTGTCACTTGAGGACTGGGTGTTCTACCTCCAAGGCATTAAGGCTGTAACTCCAACCGGTTCTGCAAACCCGTACACCTGGTCTTATGACATCAGCATGACGGCCAGCAACACGCCAAAGTCTTACTCCATCGTCATGACCGACGGCGTACAGGCCTTTGTGACCAACTACACCATGCTGACCAGCCTGAGCATCTCGGCAGACCGTAACGGCCTTACGACCGCGCGCGCGGAGTTCTTTGCTCAGTCCCTTGCCAAGGACAGCACGACGCTTGCCGACAGCGTTCAGTCATCCGTTACTTACATGCCGGGCCGACTCTGGAAGCCATACTTCTACACTTCGTTTCCAGGAGTAGGCGATGGCACGGCGTACTCGTACCTGCTTGACTGGTCCCTGGACATCACCCCGGGTACGGCGCGACAGGCGTACCAGAACGGCACGCTCACAATGTCAACGCACTCTGAGTCAGAGCCGTTCAAGGGACAGATTCAGTTGACCGTATCGGCCAACGCTTCAGCCATTAGCGAACTGTACGACGCATACCAGGCGGCAACGACCAAGTATTTGCGACTTGAGTGGACCAACGGCCTTAGCAGCACGGCACTTCGCAGCGCCAACATCTGCCTTGCGTTCATCCCAACAGAAGTCACCCCAATCGCGAATGCAGAGGACGGCCTCACAACCGTCACCGTGCAGGGGCAGTTGGTTACGGATGTTGCGTCATCCAAGACCCTGCTTGTTGAGTTGAAGAACGGCCTGTCAACAGCGCCGTAAATAGAAGATAGGAGGGCATAATGACCGAAGAAACGACTCCAGTGGCGGCCGCGCCAGCAACGGCTTCAGCGCCGGCTGTAGAGGTAGCACCGGTTGCGCCGGTTTTGCCGCCAACGACTAAAGAGATTGCTTTGCGCGCTCCGTTTGATGGCTGGAAGGCTGTCATGCAAGTCCGCCGAGTTCCGGCCCGCGTGCTAATTGACCTTCAGTCACCGGTCTTTGACAAGCAGTTGGGTACGGTTGCCAAGTTGGTCAAGAGCCATAATTTTTCCGACCCGGAGACCGGCGAGCATTACGACGATGTGTTGGAAGCCCCAATTGAGGCCCTGACGCAGTTGATGGAACTCTGGGGAGAAGCGGTAAGCAGCATCCCCCCTATGTGAGGACGGCGGCGGCCCGCCTTAGCGTTGGCCATTCCGCTGTCCCGCCCGCCGAACTAATCTTCTACATGGTTGGCAAGGAGTTCGGCATCGCACCCTGGAAGTTGGCGCAAGAAGATGCGGCTGATGTCATGGCGACATACGCTATCCTTAGGGAGATGCAACCCAAGCCTCAACCAAAGGGGAACAAGCGTGGTATTTAGCCTATTTGGCGGCAAGAACAAGTCAATCTCCCTGAGCATTGAGGACGATGTACTCGGGACGATTGACCGATTGCGCCTCCAGTTGGCCGCCGGATTTGACGAACAAGCCATGCAGCAGTTCATTGGCTATGCGGCCCTAGAAGGGGCCATGTACCTGGAGCCATTCATGGAAGCCGCAGCCCCAGTTGGCTCTTCGGCAGATAACGACCCGCACCCAGGCCGGCTTCGTGACTCCATCATGTCCCGCGTCGGCAAGTACAAGAAGCCGTCGGCCATCGTTGGTATCTACCCAGGCAAGAACCGGCGAGATGAGTCCGGCGCGTACTACGGCCGGGCCGTTGTTTCTGGAACCGGCACTACCTGGTCCAAGCGTGGCCACATTCAGGCTAGGGCCGACCTACGCGCGCGATGGAAGGCCCAGGACAAGCGTTTGGGCATCTCCTATGGCGTGGCAAAAAAGCAGCGTGCAGCGGTCTACAATAAGCGCCTAGAGTCCCTGGGTTTGCTCCAAACTTACGAACGAACCGCACTCCCTTCTCGGCCATTTGTCCGTGAGGTTTCCAAGGACCACCGGTCCGATGTGGCCGATGTAGTCAAGGGAACCTTGACAGCGTTCATCAACGACAAGGCAGCGCGCGCTATTGTTGGCTCAGTTCCCCTAACGGCCAAGGGTGACAAAAAGTTGATTCGCTCCCAGGCGGCTTACGCCAAGCGAGTTGGGATGATGGGGTAAGACATGTCTGAACAGATGAACTTTCAGATCACGGCGCAGAATAATGCCAGCCGTGCCATCAAGGATGTATCCCGAGACTTAGGCGGACTCAAGGGCGCGTCCCAACGCGCCGGTATGGGCATTAAGGTTGCCTTTGCTTCGGCCGGAGTTGCCATTGTTGCGGCAACCAGGTTCATTACGGATGCGACCAAGGCAGCAATGGAAGAGGAAAAGATTAACAAGCGCCTGATTGGCGTACTCAAGAGCCGTAAGATGGCCACGCAGGAATCTTCCGATGCAATTATGAAACAAGTTGAGGCCGGAAAGAAACTGGCGTTTTCCAGCGACGAAATTAAGTCCAGCCTTGCGGCCATTATTCCGTTTGCCAAAGATACAACTCAGGCAATCAAGATTCAGCAAGCCGCCATGGAAATTTCTGCGGCTCAAAACATCAGCCTAAGTAAAGCCTCCACCATTGTCTCGCGAGCGTTCATTGGCCAAGGTAAGTCCCTTGCCAAGTTGGGCATCCAGACCACAAAAACTGAAAAGGTTACAACCAGAGTTTTGGTCCACAACAAAAAGTGGGGAGACTCGTATAAGTATGTGACCAAGAATGTAAAGACAGTTATGACCGGCCAGAAGGTACTGGACACGATCATGGAGCGATACGGTGGCACTGCGGCTAAGTCTGCCGAAGGTGTTGAGAAGCAGTTCAAGATGTTCCACGACACGGTTAACGACCTAAAACAAGAGTTTGGCCGAGCCTTCCTACCAATTGCGCTGAAGATTGCCACAACGCTTAACAAAGACATCCTTCCGCAACTCAAGCCGGTTATTACCGGGGTTGCAGACTTTATTACCAAAAACATCCCTAAGTTCTTGGCCGACATTGACCCGATTATCCAAAAAATTGCCGGACCAGGAGGACTTGTTGCAGGATTCCTTGCTATGGCAAAAACCGTTTGGGGTCAAAACGGAGAAGGTCCGTTAGGCAAAGCAGTTGCCGGTTTGGGTGAACTCCTTGGTACGGTTTTAACTACCGTTAACCAAATCATTGGGGCAATTACCGGAAACAAAATTACTACGGCCGTCCCTGATACTTTTAACCAATTTTCCAACTCAGACCCGGCGTTTACTCCCAATCTTGCCCCGAACAAAAACATCAGCCTAAAAGATGTTCCCCTTGTAGGCCCATTGCTAGACAACGCTGGAGTTGGAGTTAATCGCGAAGGGGCAAAAACGGCAGCACTGACAACAATTGGTGGCGCTTTAGTTTCCAAGTTGCTGTTTAAGAAAATGCCGGGAATTGGCATGCTTGCTTCACTTGGCGCGGGCGGATACATGATGGGCCAGGGCGACCCCAACGGGTCAAACATGGACGCTCTTACAAACTTTGCTTCCGGCGCTGGTGCGCTTCAGGCATTGAGTTTCTTTGGTGGCATGCGCGGGGGCGGCGGAGGGACACCTGCTCCAATGATGGGCGGGATGGGCGGCGGAGGAGGTAAGGCAGGAATTCTCAAGCGACTCGGTGGGGCGCTGATTCCTTCTTTCTTGCGTCCTAAAGGCGGCGCAATGGCCGCGACAGGAATGGCCGCGATGGGCGGAATGGGCGCGATGACCATGAGCGCAAACACGGTCTATCTCAACGCTGGATCAGTTATTGGCGGTGGCGGCGGTATGGACCCATTAAGCATGGGAATGGGCGCGCTGCAAGGGCCACCAGTTCCTGAGGGCATGATTAAAAAGCCTGGAATGTTTGGCAAGATCTCTCAAGGGTTCAGCAATTGGAAGAGCGCGATTACCGGCTCAAGCCAGTACGGAAAACTTGCAAAGGTTGGCGGAGGGCTTAAGTCCGCATTGTCTCTTGGCGCAAAGGTAACCGGCATTAGCGACTTAGTTGGCGGGGCAAAAATTCTCGGGGGCGGAATCAAAGGTGTGGGCGTAAAGGCGGTTGGGAACCTAGCATCTGTTGGTGGCAAGATTGCGTCTTCTGGGGTGGGAAAAGTAGCGTCTGCTGGTATAGGGATGTTGGGAAAAGGGGCATCGGTACTTGGGAAAGGTTTAGGGTCAGTTGGAAAGTTGGCTTCCAAAGGCCTTGGCGCTGTTGGCGCTGGTGTTCCGATTATTGGCGGAATTTTGGCCGGAGCAAATGCACTTGCCGAAGGAACCGGAGTTGGTGAAGCCATTGGTAAGGGTGTAGGAAATGCGGCTGGAACAGCCATTGGTGCAGGGCTTCTGTCGTGGATTCCAATTGCCGGCCCTTTGCTTGGCGGAATGGTCGGCGGCGCTATTGGCGAAGCAATTGGTGGAGCAATCGGCTCGGCAGTTGACGGAATTGGGAAGGGGACAGGCCACAGCCTAGA